ATCCTCCTCATCCGTAAAATATATTTCACTGTATAAACTATCTATCATTTCTAAACCTAAAAGGCTTCTGAAACTGTTTACTAGATGAATTTTATTTTTGAAAAAAAATGAATTATATGCATCTATAACGTGCACATTATTAAATTTATTTAAAAATACAGTATTATCTTTCCAAGGGTATAAATCATAATCATAAGCAAAATTTACATTTGGATGATTGGTAAAAACTTGAGGCCATGAGGACATAATAGTGATATTATCTAATTCACTTAAACAACTTGTAAAACAAATATTTTTACCTATCCCTCCGTCTAAAACATAGAGGTCTTCTTTCATGCTCCTAAAATTTTTCTTTTATCATACTTGTATTCTTTATATTCCCCCTCTTGATCTACATAATGTAAAAACACAGTTATAAAATGATCGTGAGTGCATATTTCTCTCCAATGAATTTTATCCATTCCTTTAAATATGATAGCGTTATTAGGAACCATGGGAAATTTATAATCTATTCTATATCTATTAAAGTTGCCTTCTGAATCATAATATTTGTAATCTGAATTTTCGTCTTTCTCTCCAATAAATATTTCATAGGGAGTATCTATAGGATCAGCTCCTAAACACAATGCTACGGTATACTCACAAGACTCTCTATCTGTGTGTATTTTTAGATCTGAACCTCTATCGTAAATTCTAAAATAAGAGTAGGTTGGCCATAATTTTTTGCCAACATTTTGCTCCACGACTGAGGTGCTCATATCCATCAATGTCTCCATCAAATAATCACCATGCTCTCTTACTAAAGAGTCTGTCTGCTCGTCATAATTAAATTTTTTTTGATTAGAAAATTTTATAATCGAATACGAACAAGTTAAGTTTAAAATTTGCTTAGGTAAAAATTCTTTTATAAAAATAGGCTCCACTACACCACCCACCCTATTAAAGCGTATCGTGTGCCTTTTGTAATTTTATTAACTTGGTGAGGAAACATAAAATTAGACGGAAAAACAACCGCATCACCAACATTCTGCGGAACCACATGGTGTCCGGAGGACAAGTCAAAAACAAACTCTCCACCTTCATATTCATTATTTAAACAAATAGAAATAGACAAGTGTCTTTCTGTGACTGTGGCACCAAAATCCATGTGAAATTTATAACCTGCTTGATGATTATTTTTTTCATATTTTAGAATATCTAATTGAGATATGTTTTCTATATCGAGCGAATGTTCTTTTTTATAGTGACTTACACAATCATGTATCTTTTCTTTTACTGCGTTTAAACAAATTACCTCACCAAATGTTTTGGTGTCTAAAATACTTCTCGATAGACAATTTCTTGTATCTTTGTCCACACCTCCCACGGTTCTTGCGTCCTCATAATCATTGTCAAAATAAGAGATAATTTTTTTACAAAAAGTTTGGGGTATTAGTTTTTTAATTTCTAATATGTATTCTTTCATTTTTTATTTATACACAAAATTACTTAGTAAGTAATACTGTGTGCAGCAAGATAATCTGTTCTCGCTGTGTCGGCGGCTGTAGTTGCAGATGTTACTGCTGCTGAATCATCCTCTGCCCCCGCATCTGAATGAGCACTATAAGTTGAGTTATATGTGGACGACCAAGTATTTTGAGCTTCTGCTCTTATAACAACATTTGTGGCCCATTGAGGGAAAGAAGAAATAGACTCATTATCTCTTGTATCAGTAAACTCAATCGTGCCTGTGTTCGTTGTAGCATCCCACTGCAAAGCATGAATACTGCTATCAATTTCTGTGTGAGATCTTATATTTAGTTGAATATTGTCATCTAGGTATACATCTGACTCAGTATTTCCAGTGCCTTTAGCTGGGCCATCTCCTGTTAAAGATCCACCAGCATCAAAAATTATTGTAATTCTACTTTGAACTGTTGTGTTGTTTACGGTTGTTGCCATTTTTTTTTACCTTTTTAGTTGTAGCCTTTTTGGGCTTCTTATTTACTTTTACCTTATTATTACTTAGTTGTAAAATAGTTTTATCCTCTTTTGAGGGGTCTTGTTGATCTATAGCCTCTTGATGTTGTCCGATCATTTCAAATATGGAACTAGCCACTCCCATAGCTTTTTGTGCATCTCCACTGTGAGCTAATACTTTAGTCATAACACTGTTTGATCTTACCATTTCATTTCTAAATGATTCTGTGGCTGCACTTGTCTTCATAATTTGTTGTGAATTTTCGACTAATAACAAAGGGATCCACGCTATGGAACAGCCCCACTCTTGAACATCTAATCCTGTTTGAGGATGTTTACCTTGCAGCATGTTGTACCAAACACATCTATGTTTTATGCACTTCTTTTTTAGGAGAGGGCACTGACCATCTGGGTCAAATATTGGCATTAATCTTTAGCTGCGATAATTACGTTAGCGAATTTAAGATCCATGCCTGGTATTGAAAAGCTAGAGCTCCCTGTAGTCGCAGAAGTAAGGGTTCCGCTGAATGGGTGAGTATGACTACCGCCACCACCAGCAGAGTTTGTAGTAGCATCAACTCTATTCGCTTGGTTACCAGGACCACAGGTTCTAAAATCATATGAAGCGCCTTGGTTACCGGGAGAAACGTTCGCTTGATATGGATGACTGTGTGATGCTAATTCAGGAGTTGATAAAGTGTGGCCTCCCACTGTTCCACTCACTGATCCTGAAACAGTTAAACTTTTTGACTCTGTTGTTCTTGAACTACCAAATGTTGTTTGGAAAGTATCACTACCACCTGTACCTCCGCCGGTTCCAACTACAACACGCATGGCCGCATTGGCTAATTCTGTAGCTGTGTCCTGAGTCCAACCTGTCGGTGCAGAAGCCTGAAAGAAAACTTGTTTAGTCCCTGAAGGAAAAGGGTCAACGCCTGTTAAGTTCGATCCATCACCTGTGTAAGTTGTAGCAGATACCGCACCATTGGTTCTTAAAATAATGTTGCCACCCCCGCTTGTTACATCTCCTTTGAAAGTTGTTGCACCTAATTTGTCAACTGCATTAAACATTTTAAAATTAGCAGAACCATCATTATAAACATGTGAGTATGCCCCTTGTGCTATCTGAATACCGTTTGCTGTATGACCTGTAGCAGCGATAGTTAAAGTTTGTGAACCTGTTGTGTTATTGAAGAAAACATATTCACCTTCTACAGCAGGCACTAATACTTTGATATCACCTGTAAGTGCACCGGTTAACTCGATAACTTTATTAGCGGACTCAGTGCTTGGGTCAGCGTCGGCTGTAGTGAGCGTAACATCTGCTGAACCAGCAACGGATTTTGATAGATATCCTCCACCAAAAGCATCAACCACGTCTAAGTTATTATTAGTTCTTGTACCCCAGGTGTTGGCGTTTGCGCCAGTTTCCATTTTTTCGAGTTTGAATCTAGATGTAAATGTACTTGCCATGTTTATACCTCTCTAAAATATATCTTTTTTTGTTATTCTAGCAACACTTTTTATGCTGCATTAACCTCTGTCCAAGTGTTACTTGCTCCTGTTACGACATTTGCCCAAGGTGTACTGAATGTATCGCTTACGTCTATGGACATGCTTAGTCCAGTAATATCAACCACTGCTGTGCCTGTGGCTGTTTCTGTGCCTTCAGCAAATGTTAACGCTACGGTGGAGACACTTACAATAACACCAGTTCCCACTTCAACAGTCTCAGTTCCTAACGTAAAGCTGCTAGATAAACTACCAAGAGTTACTAAGGCATCTGCCTCTGCTACGGCGGTTCCAAGCGATGTTGTTGCAGAAACACCAACGGGATCTACTTGCGTAAAGATATCTATTACAGGTGTTCCTATTGCAAAATCTAACTGATCAGAAGGGGCTATAACATCTATATTACCTTCACCTGTTATTCCAGAAGCACCTGATAAAGCTGCTCCCATCGTTAAAGCAGTCGGATTTACTAGAGCAGTTGCCTCTGAAACCTCCAACGCACCGGCTGCCGAGGTCATAGATAGACCAGTCACAGAGACTATTACACCGGTGCCAACTGATTGAGTTGTTGTGCCTAATGATGTGGACATTGAGAGTCCACTTACGTTAGTAATAAATTCTATATTCTCGTTCCAGGCAAAAGATCCCCACGATCCTCTGCCCCATCCTGCATCTACAGTTCCTGATCCTGCTTCATCACCAACGGCAAAAGATACAGATAAGCTTCCTAAAACGACCCCTGCTCCCTCTTCAATAGCTAACGCACCAGATAATTGTGTTTCAAATGATACACCAGTAGGTGATATTACGTGTTCTGGTTCAGCTGTAGGAGTGCCTAAAGTAGATGTAAGTGTGACTGGAGAAGGCGGTACAGAAACATCAGCAGTCGCTGACGCTGTGCCTAACGCTATTGTTGACGAAACACCTGTAAGGGTTACAGTGACAGAGCTCTGTTGCCCCCAAAAGCCTTGCCCCCACGTGCCCTCATTCCAAGCATCTGCCATGGTAATGACCTCCTATATTAAGATAGTCTTAATATAGCACTTGAAGCATCGTTAGTTGGGAATGCGATTGTGAATGTACCGTTTGTTGATGTCTTTACACTACCAAAATCTAAAACTGCAATAGCTGCATTTGTATTACTTGATGATCTATTATAAATCAAAGCTGCTTGAGCAGAAATTGTTGCTGAAGTAAAACTTACGTTTGCAAAATCAACAAATGCTGTTGATGCTGTTGCGCTTGTTTTGGTTAAGCCAATGGTTGCACTTGTTAAAGTTGCCCCACCACTAGCATAGGTTCCTGAGTTTCCAACTTCATTGGTAGCTGAAAACGCTGTTGTGTTTCCATTTAATGTTGCAGAGCTAGTGTAGAGAGCAAGATTAATTGTATCATTGTCGATATCATGATCTCCCGCTAGCAACTCCTGTTTAAAGGATGCACAGACTGCTTGGTTTATTGTCATAATTTATGCCCTCCTTAGGCTTTTGGGTCTGCTGACGGTAAAGGTACTCTCAGTACACCATCAGTATACTCATCTCTTCGTTTACGTCCCATTTGCTCATTAGCAAAAGCCTGAAGAGCTGTTTGGAACTTCTGTGTGTATAATTGCATATCTTGTGTATTTTTCAAGTATGAATACGCTTCTGACACTACACCGTAAAGCAAAACTTCTGGTGCATTATTAGAAACAAAAGTTGTCGTAGATGTTGAACCTGAACCGT